CACGCAACGCTATGCTGGTGGTGTCAGCAATCGGGTGATCGAACTGCTGAACAGCACGCAGCGCGATCTTTATAAGGCGCTTCGCCTCAGATTACCCGATGCGATGGAGAACAAGCACCGGCACCGTAAACTGATAGCCGAGATCAAGGCTCTACGAAAAGCGGTATATGAATCGGTTGGCGAGCAGCTTGAGGTTGAACTCACAGAGTTTGCGCAGTATGAAGCTGGATTCCAACTCGGCGTTATCAATGACGCGATACCAGTTAATATCCAGCTAATCCAGCCACCAGCAGAACTGCTCAATGCCGCAGTAACCGGCAAACCATTCCAGGGTCGCATCCTAAAGAAATGGGCCAATGACCTGGGGGTTTCTGAGGTTCGGGCGATAGAAGACCAGATAAACATCGGCATGGTCGAGGGTGAGACTATCGACCAGATCACCCGTCGGATAATTGGCAGCAGGGCGTTCAAGTATACGGATGGATCACTTGAGACTGCGCGGCGCCACGCATCGACAATCGCCAGGACCGCCGTCAACCATACCGCCAATGTCGCACGACAGAGTGTGGCCACAGCCAATGAAGAGTACATCAAGGGCGTCGAGTGGATCAGCACACTGGACGGTAAGACGACGCCTATATGCCGATCCAGAGATCGCAAGCGATACCCGGTAGACAGTGGGCCGAGGCCGCCAGCTCATTTTAACTGCTTAGTTGGAGACAGTCTCATAGCGCCCTGTGGTGATGTTACGGGCGCTAGTAAAAGGTGGATCAATGCTGAAGTTGTCGTCATTAAGACCGCCGGAGGTCGAGAACTCACCTGCACGCCAAACCACCCGATACTCACAAGCCAAGGATGGGTCGCTGCGTCTAGCGTTGATGTAGTCGGCAATGTAGCGTGCTGTCTGCCTGAACATAGGATCGCGTCTGGCTTCGATGTGAACCATCAGGACAGACCAACCGCTATCGAGGAAGTGGTTGACTCGTTTTTCAGCTCTAGCAATGTGAGCACCGTACCAATGCCAGTTACCACCGAAGATTTCCACGGCGACGGGGCTGGCTGCGAGGTCGCAATTGTAGGGGCCAATAGCAAGCTGGGGGACAGTCTCGCAGCCAATATCACGAAGCAGCTTCTCGATTGTTCTATCAAGATCAGACTCGCGGCCAAGTGTTTTCTGAAGTCCATTAGCCCTGACACACAGCTCTTCATAGGAGCAAACCCTGCCACGCATGGCCGCATTAGCCGATCTGGTGAGGCGCTTGATTTCCTCGGGGCTGGATCTGTCCATCCGGGCCTGTTGTTGCTCAGACCTGTTTCTAAGGTGAATGCCGGCGTTGCGCAGCGTTCTCTCGATGGGTCTTGGACTGACGCTGAATTTATCCGCGATTCCTCGGACACCAACACCGGCGGCATATTCTTTGATGATGTAGTCAGTGTCAGCTGGCGTAAATTTAATGGGCATGTTTATAACCTCGAAACAGAACAGCATGTTTATTTTGCGGGGGATATATTAACACACAACTGTCGGTCGACAGTGACCTATGTCATCAAATCCTGGAAAGAGCTTGGCATTGACTTGAAGGAGGCGCCGATTGGCACCAGGGCCAGCATGAATGGCTACGTTGCCGGCGATGTGTCTTATGGGCCGTGGCTCAGGACGCAGCCGAAAGGATTTATCGAGGAAGTTCTTGGCAAAAAGAAGGCCAAGCTATTCATCGACGGCAAGCTGGACATCAAGAAATTCACCGACCGGGCCGGCAATGAGCTCACGCTGAAAGAGCTTCGCACCCGGCAGTCGGCAGCTTGGGGCAAGGCTTTTAAATGACGAGAATTGGACGGATAGGCATACAGTGATACACTTAATTTCGTGGACTACAAATACACAACGCCAAAGGCAACCCAAAGGGTGATAAATGCTAGATATTGATTACGAAAAGCTGGGACTTTCAGCCGAGCAGAAAGCGGCTATTGAGCAGGCGGCAACGTCGCACAATGAAGGGCTGGTTAGCAAACGAGATGAACTGCTTGGCAAACTGACCACGTTACAGAAGGCCAGCGGTACAGCAGACTCTGAGCTTGAGCGGCTTCGACAGCTTGAGCAGAATATTGCTGTCCAGGATCAGGAAGCAAAAAAGAACTACGACGAGGCGCTTCGGCTTGCCACTGAGGCGAATCAAAAGACGGTGGACGATCTGACTGCCAAGTTGACTGCCGCCGATGGCACGATCAGCGGCCTGGTGGTAGACAAGGGGCTAAGTGATGCCCTCGATAGTATCAACGTGCACCAGGGGCTGAAGGAGGCCGCAACAGCACTAATGAAGCAGGGCGTTGAAGTCAAAGACGGCAAAGCCTGGGCCGGCGATAAACTGTTGGCCGATCACATCGCAGAATGGTCAAAGACCGATGCGGCAAAGGCGTTTATCCGCGCACCCGATAACTCTGGCGGTGGTGCAAACGGAAGCGGCAACAGCAGTGGCACCACAAAGAGCTTCCAAGAAATGGGGACAGATGAGCGCACCCATCTGTTCAAGACAAACCCCGACGAGTACAAGCGCATCCGCGATTCTGACCAAGGCAAAGCCAATGGTCACGATCCAGCGCGAACATTTTAGGCCAAGCCAACTGCAAAGCAGTGAATACCCGAACCCTTAACTTAATTTTTGCAGGTAACTTACCATGGCCACAACACAATTAGCAGATGTCATTATCCCAGAGGTCTATTCGGACTATGAGGCTGTCAACAGCCCCGAAAAGACTGCTTTCTTTCAATCCGGTGTAGTCACCAGCAACGCATTGCTGAACCAGAAGGCGAACTCTGGCGGGGATGCTGTCAATATCCCGTTCTGGAAGGATCTGGACGCGACTGCGGCGCCAAACGAAAGCACCGACGATCCTACAGACATTGCAGCACCCGGCAAGCTCACCGCTGGCAAGCAGGTCGCATATAACGCTTACCTGAACAACGGTTGGTCTGCGTCCGACCTGGCCGGCGAGTTGGCTGGATCTGATCCGATGGCTCGCATCAAGGATCGAGTTGAGGCGTATTGGGCTCGACAATGGCAGCGGCGAATCATTGGCGCGGTAAATGGTGTTATTGCCGACAATGAGGACAACCATTCTAGCGACATGATTAACGATGTGTCGGTCGAGATTGTTGGCTCGCAGACCGCTGACACCAGGTTCACTCGCGCAAACTTCGTGGATGCCGCATTCACACTTGGCGATTCATTCGCAAACATGGGCGTTATTGCTATGCACTCGGCGGTCTATAAGACGCTGGTAAATCTTGAGGACATCACATTCATCAAGGATAGTATTGGCAATCTGACCATCCCCACCTACCAAGGGCATCGAGTCGTTGTCGATGACGGTATGCCTTCCAGGGCCGGCGATACTTCTGGTGTTGTTTACACATCAGTTCTGTTCGGCGCCGGGGCGTTTGGATACGGTGCCGGATCACCTCGGGTTCCCGTTGAGGTCGAGCGCGAAGCGGCGCAAGGCGAAGGTGGCGGCATCGAGACTATCTGGACTCGTAAAACCTACCTGCTGCATCCGTTTGGGTATGCTCAGACTGCTCCGGCAGCCGTGACGCATACGCCTACTGAACTGGCGACTGCGGCCACATGGACTCGGGTGGTGGATCGGAAGAACATTCCAATGGCATTCTTGATCACCAACTAGCAGCAATCAAACCGGGGCGTACATCGCCCCGGTGATCCAATAGAGGCGCTATAAATGACCGATAAAACAAAGCCGGCTGCCAGAGTAAACAAAGACGGCAACCCGCTCGGCGTGCAGCTTACCCATGCGCAGATCATGGCAAGCAACGCTAAAAGAAGTGAAGCGGCCAAAGTGGTACGAAAAAAACCAGGGCCAAAGCCAAAAGTTGTAATGGAAATCAATGACCGAGAAAGCTAATGGCACTCGACACTGACCCTACAAGCGATACATTTGACGCACTGGTGTCTGTCGATGACGCCAATCTGTGGCACAACTCACGCGGCCACAATGACGAATGGCGAACTCCGACAGACATAGATAAAGAAACTGCCATCAGGTGGGCAACAAATCTGATACTGCTGGATATTGTTGAGCTAACTGAAGCGGTGGTACCGACAAGCGTAGCGAACGCCTGTGCAGAGCAGGCATTTCTGCTTATGCAAGAAGACAGAACTGGCAGTGGTGATTTTGATAGCGTGAAGCTCGGCAGTGTATCTATATCAACGTCAGGCAGCAGCAGCGGATACACGCTATACAGCGACACTGTAAATAAACTACTGCGACCATACATGATGAGCAGAAAGGGCTTTGCCGGGTTCAAACGCTACTGATGGATATTCGGCGGAAGGTCATGCGTGCGCTGACTCTGTTACCAAAGCAGAGCATCGCTTATACCAACGCCACTACGGGCGCATATAACGCTGCTACAGGCTCAGTAAATACAACGCAGATCAACTATAACGTAGAGGCCGTGGTATCCGAATACGGCGCCAGGGACGTGGATGGGTCGCGCATTCAAGCCAATGACCGAGAGTTTATCTTTCAGGCATCAGAGTTCGACGTAAAAGAAGGCGGCCTCATCGGGTATGGCGGCGACAACTATAGCGCCGTATCGTTTGAGCATGTGCCGGCTGCTGCGGTCTGGATAGTCCAGGGGCGCAGATGAGCAAGAACCGGGACACTATCGCCAGGGTAAAGATAAGGCTCGATGACAAGGTCGGGGCGGTAGCTGTAAAGGTGATGCTGGAGCTTGATCGACACATCATTCTCGATACCCCGGTTAAGACCGGTCGGGCCAGGGCAAACTGGATACCAAGCCTGGGCGCTCCGCAGTATAGAGTGACTGACGAGACAGACGTGCATACGGCCACGCTATTCAACGCACAAACAGTGCACTCTAACGCGAGGCCATATCAGCCGCTGTATCTGACCAACGCGCTGCCGTACATCCAGAAGCTGGAGGACGGCGGATCAAAGCAGGCGCCACGCGGCATGGCTGGCCGGGCGATCCGAACTATCGGGAAGATGTTCAGATGAGCATCGCGCAGATTCATCTCGACATAAGAAACAGGATGAACACGCAGTGGTCTGCCACAGCGGTAGACTACGGTGATCCAGGCTTCGACATACCAAACGAATCATGGGTAAGGCTAACCATTATCGACCTGCCAGAGTTGCGCTCAGAGATAGGCCGCGCAGCCTATGAGGCGTCCGGCTTCATCGTCATGGGACTATTCACCAGGCCGGAGCTTGACAACAAAAGCCGGGACGATCTGATAGACCAACTCGCTGCGGTTTATCGCGGTGTAACTTTCAGTGGCATCTATGCTGATGAGCCTGACCCTATCAATGTAGGTGTTGATAACGGGTGGCAGCAAAACAATGTGCGAATTGATTTCGCAAAGTTCACAAATTATTGAGGTTATGAATCATGGCTAATGGTGACCTGTTCGAGATGTCATTCGTGCCCGAATCAACTTACGGGGAGACCCCTGCCGCTGGCTCATGGGAAACCATGCGCCTTGTATCTGATGGCATGAGTGGTGAGCCACAGACAACCGAGTCAGAGGAAATAGCCGGCACAGAGGTCGGCGTGAGCGATGTTATATTCCTCGGCCTTGATGTGACCGGCGATATCCCCATCGAGTTCTCAGCGACCACCTACGATGCTGTTTTAGAAGCAGTGCTTGGCGGCACATGGGCAGGTGGAGCATTGCAGGGCGGATCTATTGCTCGCAGTTTTACGCTCCAGGGCTACCAGCCTGACCTGGTCGGCGACAAATACGTATCACGCCCTGGTACTGGCTTTTCGGGGATGCAGCTCACGTTTAATGTTCGCGAGAAGGTCAGCGGCTCGATCAGTGCTATTTCAGCCGATGAGGTTATCGCGGCATCAAGCGCAGTCGGTGGTGGATCATTAGCGGCGGCAACGACAACCGATGTTATGAAGACCGGGGCCAGCGTCACCGGCGTGAAAGTGGATGGTTCAGCCGTGGCCGGTCTGCGAGTGCAAAGCATCGCGCTTAACATCCAGCGCGAGCAAGAAGAGATCCGCACCGTTGACTCCCTGGCACTCAAAGGACTGTTTGCGCGAACGCTTCGACCGGAAATATCTGTTACGACATATTTCGACAATTTCGACTTTTACACGAAAGCGCTCGCAAGCACAGCATTCTCGTTTGAATGGACGATCACAGACGGCACCACCGCATACACTTTCCATATGGCAAAGTGCAAGATCAGCTCCGGCGCACCGGACGGCGCCCAGAAGGGCCAAAGCCGTGTCCACACCTGGACAGCGCTCGGACTGAAAGACGCTACCAGCTCACCACTGAAGATCACCAAAGCCTGATGGTGGATATACTCGGCTTCCAGGATGACCTGGAAAAGAAAAGCAACGGCGTCAAGGTTTCACTCGGAGGAGATGCTTTTCTTCTGGTGGCCGCTTTCGGGACTGCTGCATTTTATGAGTCGATGAGAGTGAATCGTGAGCGCATAGCTGAAGACCCTACCAATGCCAGCATTGAAGAAAACAGCAACGCTTATGTCATCGCGTTTGCCGAGACAATTCTGCTTGGCTGGGGCGGCATCACAGAGAACGGGGTAGATGTTGAGTATTCGAGAGAAAAAGCGACAGAATGGCTATCAGACCCGGCAAAGAGTCGTTTTTTTGAAAAGGTCGAAGAAGAGTCACGCAGCATAGAGAACTTCAGGGCTGAGATTGCCGACAAGGAAAAAAAACACTAACCACCTATGCCGCTGATATGCGGGCATGGGTGGAGCAGTACAAAGGGCCGAAAGGGTTTGTTGATCGACAGTTCTTTGTCGATATGGCGAGAGAGGACGGGGTGTTGCCGGCCGCGCTGGTAGATGAGCCCAAACTGCCGTTTGAGTACCACCATATCGTCATCGCGCACGACGATTTAAAGAGCGATGGCTTAATACCGTACGCAGAGATGAACGCTTGGCTATGTGACTACCCAGAAATCGAGCCACGGCGATTTAAAATGCTGTTGAGGACACTGGATAGGGCATGTTATGGCAGTTGATAAGGTAGGCATAGAGGCGTATGTCGACCCTCGCAAAGCAATAGCGGGGGCAAAGAAAGCAGGCAGGGCGTTTGACCATGTTGGCGACAAGGCCGACAAAGCAGGCAAGGACACCACCCGCTTAGCAAAAACAATGGGCAAGCTCGGGGTTGCCATGGGCGCCTATGCGTCAGTTGGCTTTGCCGTATCAACGCTGAAGCGGGCAGATGCCGTCGCGGTTCTTGACCAGCGCATTCGCTCGGCAACAAAAGCCACCGGCGACTACAAAGAAGTATCTGAAGAGCTCCTTAGAATATCCCAAGCAAACGGCGTGGAGCTTGCCTCTACTGTCGATCTGTATCAGCGACTGTCATTCTCTGCCGAAGCTCTCGGGGCGAGCAGTGCCGACATACTGAATCTTTCAAACGCCGTTCAGCAGCTTGGCGTCATCGGTGGCACCACAAAACAACAGATGGACAACGCACTGCTCCAGTTCTCGCAGATGTTGGGCCAGTCAAAGCCGCAAGC